GATGTGCCTTTCCGCTTCCTACCCTGTATGGTGGCGGGTCTTGCCTACTACTTGGCTCTTAAGATTGAGAACGGCGCTGAGCGCCTACCTGTCTTAAAGCAACAGTACGATGAAGCTTGGCAGTTGGCCGCTGATGAAGATCGTGAGAAGGCTTCGGTTCGTTTTGTTCCTAGGCAAATGTTTATTGGTAGCGGTACGTAAATGGGCAATCGGTTTGCTTCTGGCAAGAACAGTATCGCCATGTGCGATAGGTGTGGCCAACAGTACAAATTGACGGCTTTGAGACAAGAAGTTATCAAGACAAAGCTTTACAATTTGATGGTGTGTGATACGTGTTGGGATCCCGATCAGCCGCAGTTGCAGTTGGGTATGTACCCAGTGGATGATCCACAGGCTGTGCGTAATCCGCGCAAGGACACAACGTACGTTACGGCAGGCACAAACGCTAGTGGCAATTTGACTGGCGGTTCGCGGGATGTTCAGTGGGGTTGGAACCCTGTGGGGGGGTCGAGTAATTTTGATGTTGCTCTCACGCCAAACTACTTGGTGGCAACGACGTTTGTTGGTACAGTTACAGTAACCGTTACATAGGAGTCTAATATGGACAAGAAAGATTTAGCCCAAGACAAGAAGATGATTAAATCTGCTGTCGGCAAGCACGAGAAAAACATGCACCCCGGCAAAAAGCCTACAAAGCTTGCCAAGGGCGGTAAGACCAATGAGATGATGATGCAGTATGGTCGCGGTATGGCCAAAGTTAAGAATCAGGGGAAATAACATGGCCAAGATTAACAATCTACCCGCTTCTGCATACGCCAAGCCACACACCATGAGTGGTAAACCTGTAGGTATATCCGAGAATCCCGGCACTCCCCCAAACCGCAGTAAAGCCGACACCGTTAATATGTCTATTGGTAACATCAGCAAGGCTGCTGGTAACGAAACCACTAAGACATCCGGTATCGTCACCCGTGGTAACGGCGCGGCGACCAAAGGAACTATGGCCCGAGGCCCGATGGCATGAATTACACGCAACTCAGCAACGCTATTCAAGCGTACACGGAGAACACGGAAGCAGATTTCGTGGCTAATATCCCCGTGTTCGTTCAGCAAGCTGAAGAGCGTATATTCAATTCGGTGCAGTTTCCGTCTTTGCGCAGTAACGTGACGGGGTCAATGACTACAAACAATAAGTACCTACAGTGCCCCACGGACTTTTTGGCGGTGTATTCATTGGCTGTTATTAACGCCAGTGGCGAGTACGAGTACTTGTTAAACAAAGATGTTAACTTCATCCGGCAGGCGTACCCACAGCCCACGGACACGGGTATTCCCAAGTACTACGCACTGTTTGGCCCACGTTCGGACAATCCGACAGAGTTAACCTTTATCCTTGGCCCTACGCCAGATGCAGGGTACAGTTCTGAGCTTCATTATTTCTTCTACCCGCCTTCAATTGTTCAAAGTCCTGTGGCTGCAGTAGGAGCTATTACGGGCGGCAGTGCTTATACAACCGGCACATACTTTGATGTGCCTTTGACGGGCGGTTCTGGAAGCGGGGCACTAGCCACAATAACTGTTGCTGGCGGTGCAGTAACAGCCGTAACTATTACAGATGGTGGCTTGCAATATGGAGTCGCAAATACGCTGTCTGCCGCAGCAGCCAATATTGGTGGGACAGGTTCTGGTTTTTCCGTCCCTGTTGCTTCTGTAACTAACTCAGGCGGTACGTCTTGGTTAGGCGATAACTTTGACCCTGTGCTTTTGTACGCATCTTTGGTTGAGGCTTACACCTACATGAAGGGTGAGGCTGACATGATGGCGCTGTACAACCAGAAGTTCATGGAAGCTCTTGCGTTGGCCAAGCGTTTGGGTGATGGTATGGAGCGTCAAGACGCTTATCGTTCTGGTCAGTTCCGTCAGAAGGTGACTTGATATGTCGATTATCCAGACCCAGACCACGAGCTTCAAAGCGCAGTTGTACCAAGGTATTCATGACTTGACGACTGACGTTATTAGAATTGCCCTGTACACAGCCAGCGCGGATTTAAACGAAGACACGACCGTATACAGTTCGACTAATGAAGTGCCAGCAACAGGTACATACGCTCTTGGTGGAGCACAGTTAACACCCATCACAGTCAGCACCTCTGGATACACAGCTTTTGTGGGCTTCCCAAACATCTCGTGGACTGGGGCAATCACCGCAAGATGTGCGTTGATTTACAACTCTACCCAAGGTAACAAATCTATAGCTGTTTTGGACTTTGGGTCTGACAAGACTTCTACAACTACATTTACCATCACAATGCCAGCAAACACCGCTACGGCGGCTCTTATCAGGAGTTCAAATTGATTGTTACAACAACCAAAGGTTACATGGACGAATCATTGCTTGAAAAGCGTGAAGGTTCATTGGATAATGACAACGAAACAACCACATGGGTGGAGTATTGGTTGGACGGCGAATTAGTACATCGTTCTGCTCATGTGGCTTTGAAAAAATCCATGTTGGCGGGTCTTGAAGCAGCATCACTAGGATAAATTATGGCAAATACACAATCAATGTGTACCTCCTTCATGGGTCAGTTATTGAATGGCGGTCACCAATTTGGCGCTATTACGCTGACCAGCAGGGGTAGTTTGACTGCCCCAACTGTAGACACGTTTAAAGCAGCTTTGTATCTTGTCGGGGCAACAATAAATGCTTCTACTACGGTATACAGTGGGAGCAACGAAGTATCATCAGCCAACTATTCGGCTGGTGGTGTGGTAATTACCAACGCCAATGTGCCTGTAGCTACAAACGCTTCAGCTACCGCAGGGGTGGCGTATTGGACTCCTTCGGCAAGTATTGTTTACGGGGCCAGTGCAACACCTGTAACCTTTGCTGCTTTTGATGCGGTGTTGATTTACAACGATACGCAGGGCGACACAGCGGTTAGCGTTCACACATTCAGTAGCCAGACCATTACGTCTGGGGTGTTTACGTTAACAATGCCGACAAGTTCAACGACAACTGCGTTATTGCGTTTGTCTACAACTTGATGTCATGTCTCTTGGATGGGGCGATGGTACATGGGGTAGTAGTGTCTGGGGCGGCGGTCATCTTGCCATCACGGGCGTTGAAGCAACGGGAGCCGTTGGAAGTGTTGAGGTCAATGTATCGGTAGCCCTAACGGGTGTAGGAGCGGTTGGGGCGGCGGGGACAGCGGTAGCTAATACGGCAAGCGCCTTGGCGGGCGTTGAAGCAGCAGGAGCCGTAGGGTCAGTAGGTATTGAAAAAGCAATAGCCCTGACAGGTGTTCAAGCGACAGGCGCGGTCGGAACGGTAGTTGGCAGTACAGCGATAGCTCTGACGGGTGTAGCGGCAACGGGTAATGTAGGAACGGTCGTACCATCGTACATTATTGTTGAGAATGGGACTTTTGCCAGCGGGTTTGTTGGGACGGTGGTTCCAGCGTTCTCCGTAGCTTTGACAGGTGTGGTATCGGCGGGCGCGGTTGGAACACTGGGTGTTTTGCATTCTCCGGCTTTAACGGGTGTAGCTGCTACGGGCGCGGTGGGGTTAACAGGAGTTAATACTTCAATAGCCTTAACGGGCGTATCGGCAACTGGAGCGGTTAACGCATTTTCACAGGCGTTTGGGTGGAGTGTTATAGATGACACGCAGACCGCAAACTGGCAGAATATCGGTAACACGCAGACTGCAAGCTGGCAGACTATTAGTAATACACAGACAGCAGCTTGGGCTGATGTTTCAACGAATTAGGAGCATTTAAATGGCAGCAACGACATCTCTTTTGGGCTTAGTCACTCCTACGCAGGGTGATCTTTCCGGTACGTGGGGTAACACCGTCAATAACGGTATTACAGAATATGTAGATATTGCCGTTGCAGGCACATTAACTCTGACCAATGACGGTGCGGTTACTCTGGCTAACACATTGGGTTCCGCCAGTGCTTCTTTAATTGTCTCAACCCTCACGGGCGCGGGTACAGTCACAGCGCAGTTTGCCATTGTTAAAGTCACAGGTACGCTGACAACTGCCAAGGTCGTCACAGGCCCAAGCTACAGCAAGACATACACAGTGGTGAACTCTGCCACGGGCGGTATCGTTACGTTCAAAGCATCAGGCCAGACTGGTGTTTCTATTGCTGTAGGCGAGAGTGCGTTTGTTTATTACAACGGCACAGACTATGTGAAGATTGTCGGCACAGCTACGGCTGGCGCGGCTGGTGGTTCCAACACTCAGGTTCAGTTCAACAGTTCCGGCATCTTGGCTGGTTCTGCCAACATGACATTCAACGGCACAACACTAACGGCGGCTGGTTTTTCTGGCCCATTGAACGGTACTGTTGGTGCTACAACCCCTGCGGCTGGAACATTTACTCAGGTAGACATCACTGCTCAAGGCCAACTACGTCTTCAAGACACGACTGGCGGTGAGTATGTAGCCCTTCGCGCACCTTCAACACTGGGTGCTAATTACACACTGACATTCCCCGCAGATGACGGCACAAGCGGTCAGGCTCTGATTACGGACGGCTCTGGTGTTCTGTCTTGGTCTACAGCGGCTTCTGGTGATGTGTACGGCCCAGCTTCGTCTACAGCTAACGGCATTGTTCTGTTTGATGGCACGACAGGTAAGCTCATTAAAGACTCTGCCGCGCAGGATGGTTTGATCTATGGTCTGACTGTAGGTCGTGGTGCAGGTGCTGTGTCTACCAATACTGCGGTAGGTGCTAGTGCTTTGGCGGCTACTGCTACGGGTGTTAGGAATACTGGAATTGGTGCGTCTTCGTTAAATGCTGTTACATCGGGTGCAGAAAATACTGCTGTTGGGTACTATTCGTTGGTTCTTAACTCAACGGGTTCATACAACACAGCATTGGGCGACCAATCCCTCCAAGGCAATACAACAGCGTCAAACAATACTGCTGTAGGCTATGCTTCATTGTTTACCAATAGCACTGGCGCTAGTAACACTTCCGTGGGTGTACAAGCACTTGCTTCAAACACCACAGCATCTAGCAATACTGCTGTAGGTTATCAGGCGGGGTATACAAACACGACTGGTGCTTATAACGTTTTTATTGGCGGTCAAGATGCCGTTACAGGAAAATCTGCTGGTTACTCTAACACTACGGCTAATATAAATACTGCTATTGGTAATGGTGCTTTAGCGACTAACGCCACTGGTGGGAACAATACCGCAGTTGGCTATCGTTCATTAAATTTATCAACAGCCGCAGACAACACTGCTTTTGGTGCATATGCTTTATCAACGAACTCAACTGGCGCATCTAATGTGGCAGTGGGTCGTGATGCCCTCCAAGCCAACACCACAGCATCTGCCAATACTGCTGTAGGCTATCAAGCGGCATACTCAAATACAACTGGCTACAACAACGTAACAGTTGGAATGCAAGCGTTTTACGCCAATACAACAGGCCGAGACAACTCAGCATTTGGCGAAGCGGCTCTTACATCAAACACTACAGGTTCGTTTAATGCCGCATTTGGTGGAAGAAATACAGGCTCTACTTTAGCCGCACTTGGTTCTAATAGCACAGGTAATTACAACACTGCATTAGGTGTAGCCGCCCTTGCAGGTAACACGACAGCTTCGTATAACACTGCGGTTGGTTATGCCTCGCTTCGTTTAAACACAACTGGTACAGAAAATACGTCAGTTGGACAAAGTGCTTTAGGGGCTAATACAACAGGTAATTACAACGCCGCACTGGGTAACGGTGCAGTTGGCAATAACACAACTGGCTCTAACAACACAGGTTTAGGTTGGTTTGCTCTTGTCTCCAACACCACAGCATCTTCCAACACTGCTGTGGGTTATACAGCGGGGTATAGTAATACCACTAATGCAAACAATACTTATGTAGGGGCGGAGACAGGTTATTTTGCAACGGGCGTTAGAAATACCGCTATTGGCAAAGCCGCTTTGTACGGGACATCGGTAGGAACAAATACAGGAATAGATAATACCGCAGTGGGTTATGCTTCTATGGCTCTTATCACATCGGGTAGTTACAACACAGCCGTTGGCGGTTCTGAGAACAGCGGTTCTGGAACCCCCTCCATGTACAGGCTTACAACTGGTAATTACAACGTAGCAGTTGGTAACGGTTCTTTGGGCAATAGCACTTCGGCTTCTAACAACACAGCATTAGGTTATCAAGCCCTTAACGCTAACACCACAGCATCTAACAACACAGC